AGACGACAACGAACAATACACAACTTTGACTGTAGCGTCACAAAAACACATTGGTGTTAACTTCACCTCTGCTGAATTGACAATGCAGTTAGATGACTTTGCAGAACGTGTTTTGAAACCACGTATTTCTCAGTTGGCTTCTTCTATTGATAACGATGTAGCAAACAGCTACAAAGCTATCTATCAGTCAGTTGGTACTCCTGGCACTACTCCTGCTACTTCTTTAGTTCTGTTGCAAGCTCAACAAAAACTGAACGAAGCTGCTGCTGTTATGTCCCCACGTTACGCTACTGTTAACCCAGCAGCCAACGCAGGTTTGGTTGAAGGCATGAAAGGTCTGTTTAATCCTACAGACACAATTAGCCGTCAATTCAAGAATGGCATGATGGGTATGGGCGTATTGGGCTACGAAGAAATCAACATGAGCCAGTCTATTATTCAGCATACAACTGGTGTGACTCCAACTGCACCTATCGTAGCTACTACTGTATCTGCTCAAGGTTCTACTTCATTGGCAATTAGCTTTACAAGTGGTTCACCAACATTTAACGTAGGCGACGTATTTACTATTGCTAGCGTTTATGCTGTTAACCCACAAACCCGTCAATCAACTGGATCATTGCAACAGTTCGTTGTAACAGCGCCTGTTACTGTTTCTTCTGGCACAACTGCCACTTTGACAGTATCTCCAGCGATGTATACATCAACTAATGCTTTGGCAACAATTGATTCTTTCCCTGCTGCTAACGCTGCCTTGACTTTCCTTGGTGGTTCTGCAACTCAGTACGCACAAAACTTGATCTATCATAAAGATGCGATCACTTTTGCAACTGCTGACTTATTATTGCCACAAGGTGTTGACATGGCTTCACGTCAAGTTCACAACGGTATTTCTATGCGTGTTGTTCGCCAATACGATATTAATAATGACCGTTTACCTTGCCGTATTGACGTTTTATACGGTTACTCAGCCATTCGTCCAGCAATGGGCGTTCGGATGTGGGGTTAAACCTAATTGCCTCCGCTAACGCGGGGGCTTTTTAAATCAATTTTTTAAGGAATTAATATCATGGCACTTCCAAATGGCGCAGGTGGTTATCAAGTTGGTGATGGTAACTTATCAGAAGTAACTCTCGGAGTTCAAACAACACCCGTAGCTAAGACAGCCGCAGCAACTTTAACTGCTGCTGAATTAGCAAACGGCATTATTACTTATACTGGCGCAGCCGTAAACTTGACAGTACCTTTGGGTGCTGACTTGGATACCGCTTTTACAAGTATGAAAACTAATAGTTCTTTTGACTTCAATATTATCAATATTGGCGGTACAAATGCTGCTACTGTTACAGCTAATACTGGTTGCACACTAGTTGGCGTAGCGGCTGTCGCTGCAAACTCGGCTTGTACATGGCGTGTTAGCAAAACTGGTACAGCTACTTACGTGTTCTACCGTATTGCTGGTTAATGTAATATCCCGCCCTTCGGGGCGGGTTTTTAAAAGGAAAAATCATGCCAAATACCAAAGCTGTTGGCGTTGCGTATAGCGACCCTCAATTTGATAGTTTGACCGTTACGGGCGCTTCGGCTCTTGCTGCTGTTACTGCTACTAGCGTTACCACATCCGGTACTGCTGCTGCTGGTAATGCTGTCGCTTCACTTTACTTTTTAACTACTGCTATTACTGCTAACACTACTACAACTACCGCTGCTGTTGGTTCTATTGCTACTACTAGCAATGCAACTGGTACTGGAAAGTTGTTTGTATCTGATGGTTCTAAATGGCAATTCGCTGTTGTAGCATAATAAAATAGGGGGCTTGTCCCCCTATCTAAATGGAAAAATAATGCCTATAATTTATTTAAAGCACCCTATTCATGGCACTAAAGTTGCTACAATAGACGCCGAAGCAGATTATGATGAAGCACAAGGTTGGAAACGCTACGATCTGAATACGCAGTCAGAAAAAGTAGAAGAAATGGTAGAAGAATTACTTGCGGCTCCTGTCAATACACTGGATGTAAAAAGACGTCGTAAAACCGCAGAGTAAGGAGTTGTTATGGCTACTACCGCCGCCGATCAGATAAATGGAGCGCTACGCTTAATCGGGATGCTTGCCGAAGGCGAAACGCCTTCTGCTGCTACGGCTCAAGATTCCCTTTCCGCTTTGAATCAAATGATTGATTCATGGAATACCGAACGTCTTTCAACTTTTTCTACCCAAGATCAAGTATTTACTTGGCCTGTAAATACAATTCATAGAACATTAGGTCCTACAGGTGATTTTGTAGGTAATCGTCCTATTTTGTTAGATGATTCGACTTATTTTATAGATCCTTCAAACGGTATTTCGTTTGGTATTAAGATTATTAATCAGCAACAATACGATGGTATTGCGGTTAAAACCGTGACTTCCACTTATCCACAAGTCATGTGGATCAACATGGATTACCCTAATATTGATATGTATGTCTACCCAGTGCCTACAAAAGCGTTACTTTGGCACTTTGTTTCAGTTACAGAACTAACTCAGCCAGCTAGTCTTTCAACTACTTTGGCGTTTCCTCCAGGCTATTTAAGAGCGTTTAAATACAACTTGGCTTGTGAGATCGCCAATGAGTTTGGTGTAGAGCCACCACCCAATGTGGCTCGTATTGCAATGGCTTCTAAACGTACTCTCAAGCGTATTAATAATCCTGACGACATCATGTCCTTGCCTTACAGCATTGTTGGCACTCGTCAGCGCTTTAACATTTTTGCCGGTAACTACTAATGCTGACGCCGATTTTAGGCCAAGCTTATGTAGCTCGGAGCGTAAATGCTGCGGATAACCGTATGGTCAACTTGTTTCCCGAGGCTATTCCCGAAGGTGGAATGACTAGCGGGTTTCTTAACCGCGCCCCTGGCTTGCGTTTACTAGCTACCATAGGCACTGGCCCCATCCGTGGTTTTTGGACTCATTCTACGGGTGGTTTAGATGCTTACGTGGTATCGGGCAATAAGTTCTATAAGATTCAAACGGATTACACCTATACGCTTTTAGGTACAGTTAGTGGCACTGGCCCCGTGTCTATTGCCGATAGCGGTACTCAGATATTTCTTGCGTGTAATCCTGATGCTTATGTTTACACCGAGTCAACCAATACGTTTGAACAGATTACTGACCCTGACTTTGCTGGCGCGGCTACGGTTTGCTACATTGACGGCTATTTTGCGTTTAACCAGCCAAATACGCAGATTATTTGGGTTACTGGTATTTTTGACGCCACACACATTGATCCTTTAGCTTTTGGCGCTGCTGAAAGTTCTCCCGATCAAATTATAGCAGTTGTATCCAATAACCGTGAGGTTTGGGTATTTGGTCAAGGCACAATTGAGGTTTGGTACGACGCTGCCGTAATCCCGTTCCCATTAGCCCCAATCCAAGGAGCTTATAATGAAATTGGTTGCTTGGCTCCGTTTTCTATTGCTAAACTTGATAACAGCATATTTTGGCTTGGCTCTGATCCTCGTGGTTATGGTATTGTCTATCGTAATCAAGGTTATACAGGCAAACGTGTATCTACCCATGCCGTAGAGTACGCTATTCAAAGTTACGGTGATATTACCGACGCAGAAGCCTATACCTACCAAGAAGAAGGTCATGCTTTCTATGTATTGAACTTCCCAACAGCCAACGCTACTTGGGTTTATGACGTGGCTACGGGTGCTTGGCATGAACGTGCAAGCTGGAATAATGGCTCTTTTATGCGCCATCGTGGTCAATGTCAAATGAACTTCAATAGTCAAACTATTGTCGGCGACTTTGAAAACGGCAATATTTATGCCCTTGATTTAGATGTCTATTCCGATAACGGTGATATTCAAAAATGGGTTCGCTCATGGCGCCCATTGCCTGCTAATCAGAACAATATGAAGCGTACTGCCCAACATACCCTTCAATTGGACTGCCAATCAGGTGTTGGCCTCAATTTAGGACAAGGGCAAGACCCACAGGTCATGCTTCGTTGGTCTGATGATGGCGGCCATACGTGGTCTAGCGAACATTGGATTTCAATGGGTAAGATTGGCGAATATGGCTATCGTGCTATTTGGCGTCGCCTTGGCATGACTACCAAGCTACGTGACCGCATTTACGAGGTATCAGGTACAGATCCTAATAAAGTCGTTATTGTGGGCGCTGAATTATTCCTCAGCGGCACAAACACAAATGGCTGACATTACCGTACTACCGTCAGCTAAAGTACCGCTGATTTACCCTGACACGAATACGATGTCAACCGAGTGGTATCGGTTTTTTTGGAATATCTACGGCTACACCGCAACAGGCGCTATTCCCGTATCCAAAGGCGGTACAGGCTTAAATACGATTGGTAACCATGAAATTATCATTGGTAACGCTAATAACGTGTTTGAACCTGCTACTTTGACAGGTAGCGGCATTACGATTAGTTATTCCCCTGGCATCGTTAACCTTGCAATTGGCGCTTCAGGTGTTACGCCAGGTACTTACGGATCTGCGTCCCAAGTTAGCGTATTTACTGTTAATCAATATGGTAGTTTAACTGCGGCGTCAAATGCTTCAATTGCTATTGACGCCAATCAAATTACTAGCGGTACACTTGTTACAGCTAGAGGCGGTACAGGTTTATCAACATTCAGTGCTAATCAGATTTTCTATGCTTCTAATATTAGTACAATGGTTCAATCAAGCAAATTGCTATTTGATGGCAATATCTTGACTTCTACAGGTGGCATCGGTGGGGGCAACTTTTAAATGACAAGCATAGCGAAACATAATAGAATCAGTCTAAATTTAGGAGCTTTTTATGGCCGTTAACCTTTCCCCTGTTGCTGGCGCTGCCGCACAATTTTTTGATAATAGTGGTCAAGTGCTGACTGGTGGCAAAATATACACCTATTTGGCTGGCACAACTACACCTGCGGCTATATATACAACTGCATCTGGTAATATCGCACAACCTAATCCAATTATATTAAACGCGGCTGGTAGAGTGCCTGATAGCGGCGAAATTTGGCTATCTGGAGGCGTATCGTATAAATTTGTACTAAAAGATACAAACGATGTATTAATAGGTACATACGATAATTTACAAGGGCTTCCTTCTGCCGGTTCTCAAGGCTATATTACGGCCACACAAATCCAAACTATTTGCACGGTACCTTTTACATATTTACTTGGGTCAAATTCTTTAAATGTATATGTAAATGGGGCAAAACAAGTAAGTACTTTAAATTACAACGAAACAAACGCAACAACAATTACCTTTGTTAGTGGGTTAAATGTTGGTGATATTGTTGAGTTTGTTCAATAAGGCTAAATAATGGCACAGCCTGGTAACTTTACCCCCATTCTGATCTATGGAAGTAGTACGTCTACAAACGTACCGCTTGCTGCTAATTTAACTAATAGCGCTACTGGGTCAGAAATTGCTATTAACGTAGCAGATAAAAATCTGTTTTTTAAAGACAGCAGCGGTGTTGTTAATACTGTACCTATTCGTCAATCAGGCACTAGTTCTAATGGTTGGTTATCTAGCACCGATTGGAATACGTTTAACGGCAAAGCCCCTGCTACTAGCGGTACATCGCTTTTGTACGGCAATGGCTCAGGTGGATTTAGCAACGTCACTATTGGCACGGGTATTACTTTTGCAGGTGGTACATTATCAGCTACGGGTTCAGGCGGTACAGTTACAAGCGTAACAGGTACATCGCCCGTTGTATCGTCAGGCGGTACAACGCCTGCCATTAGTTTGGCAACAGCTTATGGCGATACATTAAATCCCTACGCTTCTAAAACAGCTAATTATGTATTGGCTTCACCAAGCGGAAGTGCTGGAGTACCAAGCTTTAGAGCGCTAGTAGCTGCTGATCTTCCATCTTTATCGGGTACTTATATACCTTATACAGGTGCAAGCAGCGCAATAGATTTAAATGCACAAACAGTTACTAATATCGCCCATTTAGGCATCAATACAACTAGCGTACCTGACATTCTTTTAAGGGCTTTTGGCGATAACAATTCAGCCTCAAGAATTGCTATCCGTGGATATTCTAGTAATGCTAGCAGTTCATCTATGCGTGTGGCTAAATTTCGAGGCACTTATGCTGCACCACAAGCGCCGCTTAGTGGAGATAGTTTAGGTAAATTTGAATTAGCTGGATATGGCACGACTTCTGCAAATGGCTACCCACAGGCTTCTTATGAAGGTGTAGCTACAGAAAATTGGGGCGCTACTGCTAGAGGTGCAAAGGCTTTATTTTATGTTACCCCAAATACTACAATTACTCAGGCTGTTGCCCTTACGATTGATCAAGATAAATCAGCTACTTTTGCAAGCACAGTAACAGCAACTTCATTTAGTGGTTCAGGTTCAAACCTTACTGGTGTAGTTACAAGCGTCACAGGCACAAGCCCTGTTGTATCCTCAGGTGGTCAAACCCCTGCTATTTCAATGCCAGCGGCCACTACTTCTGTCAGCGGCTATTTAACATCTACCGATTGGAATACATTTAACAATAAAGGTAGCGGAACAGTTACTTCTGTAAGTGGAACTACTGGTCGTATAACCAGTACAGGTGGCACAACCCCTGTAATTGACTTAGCTTCAGGTGTAGCAACGGCTGGCACAACTGGTTCTAGCAGCCTTATTCCTGTAGTCACAATCGACACTTATGGGCGTGTTACAAGTATTACAACTGCTGCAAACCCACAAGGAACTGTAACTTCAGTAACAGGTACTGCTCCTGTCGTGTCTAGCGGTGGAGCAACTCCAGCGATTAGTATGGCTGCCGCCACAGGAAGTGTAAACGGATACCTTACAAGCACAGACTGGACTACCTTTAATAACAAAGGTTCAGGAACAGTTACGTCTGTAGCTGCCTTAACTTTAGGCACAACTGGAACAGATTTAAGTTCTACTGTAGCCAATGGTACGACTACTCCAGTTATTACGCTACAAGTACCTACAGCTTCAGCTACTAATCGCGGTGCTTTAAGCGCTGCTGATTGGGCTACATTTAATGGTAAACAAGCTGCTTTAGTAAGTGGCACTAATATTAAAACTGTTGGTGGCGTGTCTTTGCTTGGCTCGGGCGACGCTGGCACAATTGGCGTTGGTTATGGCGGTACAGGTACGGCTACAGCATTTACTGCTGGTTCAGTACCTTTTGCAGGTGCTTCAGGTGTTTACAGTCAAGACAACGCTAACTTATTTTGGGATAACACCAATAAGCGTTTAGGTATTGGCACTAGTAGTCCTGCAAGTACATTAAATGTTTCTAATAGTGCAAACAGCGCAACAAGTATTACAGTTACAAACTCTAATGGCGGTGCTTCTGCAATAGCAAACGCAAAATTTACTAATGGCACAAGCACTGGTGAATTTGGTCAATTACCAACTGCTTTTGGTGGTTATGGTGTATTAACTGCTGATGCTACATACATCTATGCTGGAAACAATCGACCTCTTCAATTTTCTACTGATAATAATTACATAGCTTTTGGTGCTGGTCCAGGTGCAACAGAGCGTATGCGTATTGACTCTAGTGGCGGCGTATTAATTAACAAAACCGCCAATGCAAGAAGTGCAATGCTTGAAATTACTGGAAGCGGAACTTATCCGGCTGGTATTTCTACCAATGTTTCTGCGGCTGGAAACCCTAACTACGAAGGAAGATTTACCTCTGCAAGTGGAACAGCGTATTTTGGTTACTATATTTACAATGGTTCTGCTGTAGGTCAAATTACTTCTACAGGTTCAGTAACATTATTTACCTCTTTATCAGACCAAAGATTAAAAGAAAATATTGTTGATGCTGGTTCAGGTCTTGCTAAATTAGCTAATATCAAAGTTAGAAGTTTTGATTGGAAAACAAATCAAGAAAAAACAGACTTTGGTTTAATTGCACAGGAGTTAAATAATAATGCTCCTGAATGTGTGGTTGCTGGTGTTGATAAGGAAGATGGTTCTATTGATAAGCCGTGGCAGATTGATGCTTCTCCTTTGATTCCAGCCATGATTAAAGCCATTCAAGAATTAAGTAATAAATTTGATGCTTATGTAGCATCCCACCCATAAGGTTAAATTATGACAACATTAATCCCAAAAATTGATTTTAAAAACGGTGGAACAACACCTGATGGCGCTGTAAATAGACCTATTAATGAAAAACTAGAAGAAGTTGTTTCAGTCAAAGACTTTGGTGCTATTGGCGATGGCGTAACGGATGACACTAATGCAATCAATGCAGCTTGTGCGTTAGCTCGAAGTGTTTATCTTCCTGCTGGCACTTATTTAATTACTAGACCAATTAATTTAACCGCTAAAAATAATGGAGGCGGTTCAAACAATGGTCGTCGTTTTTTTGGTGAAGGTGTCAATATAACCATAATTAAAGCGGAAACTAATGGTTATCCAGCTATTGACTTAACTGGTTCATCCCATGCTTCTGTTTCTGATTTATGGGTACAAGCAAGTCAAACGCCTAGTAGCGGTCGTACTTTAGCAAATATTGGTATCGTAAATAGACGTGGTTCTAGTACAACATTTACTTCTTTTTGCCATTTTAATATTTATACAAATATTAGAATTGATATGCGTACTGATTCTACTGCGAATGGCGGAGCAGGAACTATTGGTTTTATGAATTTTGGTGGTGAACAATGTAGCGGTCATACTGCTGAAATTTCTGCTAATCTTCCTGTTTATATTGGAAATCAATTAGACATTACAGGCGTATTAACAAGTAATAATATTCCTACTTATGGTAGCCAATATGAAGTACCAAGTACCACTTCATCATCTTGTACTAATCAGTTATATCAAGAATGGACAATGGTGGCGTATGACTCTTTTAGGTCTATTTATTTAGCTCAAATAGCAGCGATAAAATTTGAAACTTGCTATACATCAACAAGAAATCAAGGCGGTACATTTTTAACTGCGACCCAAGAATCTGTTTATATTCCTTGGGGCGCAAGTATTCTTACGATGGAACTATATCAAGAAGAATCTGGACTTTTTGGAGCAACTTATAGGCAAGACCATGCTTATTTAACAGTAACAGGGCCGTTAGAAGATTGTGACTTTAATATACAAAGAGCAGCTAGTGATGAAGGATGGACAATTCCATCTACACCAGCGCCTAGTATTTATTTGAATACTGGAAGTAGCTTTTTTAATTCATTTTTTAACTTAAATTATTTTGGTCCTATTGGTGAAACAGACCCAGGACTTGCTGCTAATGCTATTACTTTTTTAGGTATAAACAACGCATCCGAAAATTGCCAATTTATTTTAGATACCGCTTCTCATACGGCTGTAATGCCTGCGTTTCCTTTAGGGTCTGTAAGCAGTAGATATGTTTGTCATTGGAATGGATTGTCTGTTGCAGACCCAATAACTGTAAATACACTAGCTACTATAAAAGGCTCTACAGCTACAAGGGCGGTATTAAAATTTGATGGTACTGATGCTGTTCAAGTTTGGAATACTCAATTAGTTACTGATGCGGGTAAAAATTGGTACCAAATTTCTAACGCTGCGGAAAGTATTGGCGTATATATGACCCCCGCTGCTTCAGGATGGAATAATATTTCAGATGAACGTAAAAAAGCCAATTGGGAAGAATTAACTAATGCTTTAGACAAAGTATCTACTTTAAGAGCAGGGACGCACACTTGGATAAGTGACCCCTCTTTGCCAAGAGATGTTGGACTTATTGCACAAGAAGTTCATAGTGTATTGCCAGAAGCGGTAGATATTTCAGATCCAGAGCAATATGGCATTAGATACACTCATGTTGTTCCTTTATTGGTTAAAGCTATTCAAGAACTTAAAGCTGAAGTTGACGCATTAAAAGCAAAATAATGACCCAACTGCTCTATACCGAACAAAAGGTGCAAACGCTTGAAGTGGCGATGCTTACTTTACAAGACGTTTTAGATAAAGTAGGTACGCCTTCTACAGAGAAAATTCTTGCTTTGCAAGATGCAGTGTGCAACCTTCCACCTGTAGAAAACATGGTTACAGACCATTACTTTTCAGGCGGTATGTACTGTCGTAGAGTTTGGCGCCCAGCCGGAACGATTATTGTGGGAAAAGTGCATAAAAAAGATCATTTCTTTATGTGCGTATCTGGTGAGATAATAGCGTGGACTGAGAATGGTATGCGTACTTTAAAGGCTGGAGATATTGTAGAATCAAAAGCAGGCACTAAACGAGCTACTTTAGCGCTTACTGACGCCATTGGCGTGACGTTTCATGTAACAGATAAGCGTAATTTTGATGAATTAGAAGCAGATTTAGTGGAATTAGACGATAACGCACGGTTAGACTTTAACAACAAGCCAAAAGTATCTTTGCTTAAAGAAGATAAAAGGAACTTATTATGACTATGGGATGGGTAGCTGGAGGTATCGCTGTTGCGGGGTTAGCCAGCGCATACATGGGGTCACAAGCATCGCAAAATGCAGCGAATACGCAAGCTAATTCAGCCGCCGCCGCTACAGCGCAACAACAAGCGGCTTTAGATAAGCAGATTGCGCTTAATCAACCGTTCTATGATGTCGGTGTTGCGGCTAATAAAGGGCTATCTACCCAAGCACCGTATACACCTGCAGCATTTAATTTTCAAGCTGATCCAGGGTATGCGTTTACTTTAGCTCAGGGCAATAAACAAATGAACGCTACAGCAGCGGCTAGAGGCGGGTTAATTTCTGGTAATGCTTTGACTGCTGGACAACAATATGGCCAAGGTTTAGGGTCTACTTACTACCAGCAAGCGTATAACAATTACTTAGCTAATAACGCTCAAAATTTGCAAGCGTACAACACTAATACTGCTAACCAGCAGTTTTTAGCTAATCAAGGACAATCTTCAGCTAACCAAACGGCTAATAGTATTGGTAATTTTGGTAATTCAGCCGCGTCTAATACTATTGGCGCTGGTAATGCTTTAGCCGCTGGGCAAGTTGGTTCAGCTAATGCGTATACAGGCGCTCTTAATACAGGAATTAACGCTTATCAAACTAACGCACTTATTAGTAGCATACGTGGTAATGGTAATACTAGCGCTTATACACCTACATCGACGCCAGGCGCGGACGCCGTACTAAATCAGCCTATTGTTTAAGGAATAATCATGGAACAAATTAACGCAGCTATTCCTTTAGGTGTTCAGCCATTAAAAACAGAATCTTCTGCTAATCAATTAGCGATGATGGAGTCTGCGGCTAAATTAGGTGAGTATCAACAAAATATTTCAAGAACCAATGCGTTGCGTGGTCTTGACCGTACAGATCCAAATTATCTTAATAAAGTCTATCAAATAGACCCCGCTTTAGGCATGAAATTTGAAGAACATACGGCGGGCGTTAAGAAAAATATAGCGCAAGCTGGCAAAGCTGAAAGTGAAAATGTCGCGCAACGTATTAAACTTAGACAAAATGCTTTAGCTGGCGCAGATACACCTGAAAAATTTTTAGCTTGGAGCGATGGTAACCACGATGACCCTGTTTTAGGGCCATATTTTGCTTCGCAAGGTGTAACACGCGAAAAGTCACACGCTCAAACATTAGCTACTTTGCAACAGCCAGGAGGGTTTCAACAACTAATAGGCTCTGCAATGTTAGGCTCTGAACAACTATATAAGCAAAATAATATTAGCGCTACTGATAAAGCACGTTTAGGACAAGCTGAAAGCCATTTTCAACAACGTTTGGCTCAAGAAACAGCTACAAATACTTTGACACCTGAAACAATTGATATAGCCGCTAATATGTATCTTAAAACAGGGCAAATGCCTCAATTGGGTATGGGTAAAGCTGCTACAGCGGTACGTCAACAAATTCTTAACCGTGTTGGTGTACTTGGTAGTCAAGGTACAGATGGCGCAACTATTGCACCTGCTGATGTTGCAAGTAATATTATATCTAATAAGCAAGACGTCGGTGCTGGTACCGCAGCGGTTAAAGCATTTAATACTGGCCCTGAAGGTAAATCAGTTGTTGCATTTAACACTGCAATTGACCATTTAGATACAATGAGTGGCTTGGCTAAAGCATTACAAAATGGCGATACTAAAGCGATTAATGCTATTGGTAATACGATTGCTAAACAAACAGGTTCAGCAGCGCCAACTAATTTTGACGCGGCTAAACAAATCGTTTCTGCTGAAATTATGAAAACTTTGGTTTCTAGTGGCGGCGGCGTTAAAGAACGTGAAGAAATGGCTAATATGTTTGCTAACGCAAACAGCCCAGCCCAGCTTAATGGTGCTATTACTACAGCTAAAAAATTGTTAGGCGGCAAACTTAATAGCTTGAATTTGCAGTATGAAAGTTCAACAGGTCGTAAAGATTTTGATAAAAAGCTTACGCCAGTAGCTAAAGCCGAATTTAATAATATTCGTCAAAGTCAAAGTGGCGTTACAGCGCCCCCCGCCGCTACAGATATGCTTAAACAGAATCCTGATTTAGCTGCGGCGTATGACGCTAAATATGGTGCAGGTGCAGCAGCTAAAGTATTGGGGCGCTAAATGGCTAACCCCTTTGACCAATTTGACGCGGCGCCTGTAGCTTCAAAGGTAACTGTTTCGCCTGCGGGCAATCCTTTTGACCAATTTGATGCGTCTACTACACGTCAAAACGTTCAGGCTGAGTCTGATCGTAGTTTAGGTGGTTTTGCAGGCAACGTCATTAAAAGTGGATACAACGTTGCTAAAGGCGTTGCTGGCGCTGTTATGCACCCAATCGACACGGCTTCAGGTCTTGTTGACGTTGGCGCTGGTGCTTTACAAAACGCATTACCAAAAGGCGTTGTTGATTTTGTAAACAAATTTGATTCAAACCCAGACGCAGCCAAACGCGCTGTAGCCGCGGCTGACGCCGTTGGTGGCGTGTACAAAGAAAAGTACGGCGGTTTGGATAAAATTAAAAAAACTTTGTATGAAGATCCAGTTGGCGCTGCTGCTGATCTTTCTGCACTACTTAGCGGCGGTGCAGCGCTTGTTAGAGGCGCACCCGTTGTTGCGGCTGGCGCTTTAAAAGTAGCTGGCGCTCCTGAAATGGCAGCTACCGTAGCTAGAACGGCGCCTGCTGCGGCTGAAATTGCGGCGCCTGTTGCTGAAGTTGGTCGCGCTGTTAACCCAATGAACTATGTTCCTTTAGAAACGGCGGGTAAATTAGTTGCTAAAGGCGGTAACTTTTTAGCCAATGCTGTAAACCCTAAGTCGGCTGCGTTGTTATCTGCTGCCGAAGGTCGTGGCCCAGAAATTGTCAACGCATTACGTAACGCTCAAGCCGCTACACCTGGCTACGTTCCTACTGCTGGCGAAGCCGTAACAAACTTAGGCGTAACTAAATATCCTGCGTTGCAACAAGAAGTAGCTCGTTTTGCGCCTACTGAATACTATCAACGTGGTCAAGGTCAAAATGCAGCGCTTATTAACCCGTTAAATGTTGCTGAGTCTATCCCCGGCGCTGTTGCTAAACGTGGCGCTGAAACAGGCCCTATGTATGAAGCGGCTACGGCCCCTGGCAAAGTAGCTGACGTATCTAAAGTAGCAAGTCATATTGATAGCGTATTAGAACGTAACCCTGGAAATACAGCTTTGGTAAACGAGTTTAATGTCATCAAAAAAGGTTTGACTGACGAATCAGGCGCTTTGCGTACTGACGCACAACAAATCTCATCTACTGTAGATAACATCAAAGCTGCGCTTAAAGATGAAAAGAACACTTTTATTAAGGGTGAACTTAACAAAGCTAAGGATATGCTTGTTGAAGCAATCCCTGGCTATACAGAAGCGCAAAAGCAATTTGCTAAGTTAAGCAAACCAATTAATCAAATGGAAGTTGCTGACTTTTTAAAAACCAAACTTGGCTCTGCTTTGCGTGACGAAAACAAATTGACCCCAGCTTCTTACGCTAACGCGTTGGCTAACGCGCCATCTACAGTTAAACGTGCTACGGGTTTACCCGCATACGAAAATTTATCTGACATTGTTACGCCTGCTCAAATGAAAGTGCTTGACGGCATTAAATCTGACTTGGCTAACCGCGCTATGTTTGAAGAACAAGCGGCTGCCGGATCTAAGCTAGGTAAGGTTATCCCGGCTGGCGCTATTCCTACAGCCCCACACTTTTTAAGCAAGATTGTGACCGTAGCTAATACCATCATTAATAAATTGCAAGGCCGTATTGATCGTAAAGTTGCAACTGAATTAGCAATTGAAATGCTCAATCCTGAAACGGCTGCGTTATCATTAGAACAAGCTTTGGCGCGTCAAAAGAATATTGCCAAGGTAAGCGAAGATATTAACGCCGCAGGTGGTGCAGTTAAAAATGCTTTACGTTCACAGCCAGCGCTAGGCGCAGGTCAAGTTAATAACGCCCTTGCGAGATAATTATGGATCAAATGCTTTTCAACATAGCTATCACGGTATCTGGCTTTCTTGGTGGTTGGTGGCTAAAAGTGATGTGGGACGCTGTTAAAGACCTACAAGCCGCCGATAAGGTATTGGTTGAAAAAGTAAGCTCTATTGAGATTTTAGTTGCTGGTAACTATATGACTAGATCCGACTTTGATAAGATTGGCGCCGCTATCTTTGCTAAATTAGATAAGATAGAAGATAAGCTAGACCGCAAAGTAGATAAATGAAAATGCACAAGTCAAAAACGATGTGGTTCTCGTTGGCGCTTGTAATTTTTGGTGCTTTATTTGATAACTTATCTTATGTCCAAAACAGTATTGATCCAAAATATTATGGCTTTATCCTTATTGGGATTGGCATTATTGTTGCTGTACTGCGCTTTGTGACTTCCAAACCTATTGAGTAATGTTTCCTTTACCAATCCTTACCTATGTCAAACTTGGAGCTATTGCTCTCGCTCTACTCTTTTCTGCTTACCTTGGGTATAGTTTTGAACATAGCCG